AAATCCTGATGAAGTTAAACAATACATTAGATATATAGCTGATAGAAGATTGCTACAATTATCATTAAAACCTAATTATGGTGTAAAACATAACCCTTTAGGGTGGTTAGATTGGGTATTAAATGGTGTAGAACATGCTAATTTCTTTGAAAACAGAGCAACAGAATACAACAAAGGTACAGTAACAGGAGACCTTTGGAAGTAAAGTTCCCTTTTTAGACGAATAAAACTATGGAAGATTTAACATTACCAAGTAACGTAGATGATTTAGTGAAACTATTAAATGAGACGTTTCCTGAAAAATCACCTGAATTAAAAGACGATACTAAAACCATTTATTTTAAAGCAGGACAGCGTGATGTTGTCAAATTTATTAATAACTTAAAAGAGAGAACGGAGAAATAAATATGTGTACTAGCAGACCTAAAGTCCCTGCTCCACAACCTGCTCCGCCAATGCCTGTGAATACATCACAGACAGTAGGTGAAGAATTATCACCACAGTTGGTTACAGCAGACGAGCAAGACATGAAGAAGAAAAAGAAAAAAGTTAAAAAATCAGGAACAAGCTCATTACAAACTACTTCAGGTGTAAACGTAGCAACTGGTTCTGGCTTAAATATTTCTTAATAAATGGAATACATGGATAACGATTTTACACAAGGTACAGCAAGACAGCGTTATTCTAAACTAAAACAACATAGAGAACATTTTTTAGATAGAGCAGAAGAGTGCTCTGAATTAACTATTCCGTCTCTTATTCAACCTGATGGTTTTACAGACTCATCAGATTTATATAACCCCTTTCAATCAGTAGGAGCTAGGGGTGTCAACAATTTAGCTTCTAAACTTTTATTATTATTACTTCCCCCAAACTCACCATTCTTTAGATTATCTATTGCAGGTAAAGCAAAAGAAGATTTACAACAGAGAGCAGAATTAAAATCAGAAGTAGAAAAATCTTTAGCTACTATTGAAAGAGAAGTAACAAATAAAATAGAACAATTAGCATTAAGAGTATCTGTATTTGAAGCATTAAAACATTTAATTGTTGCAGGTAATGTACTTACTTATTTACCTAAAAAAGGTAGCATGAGAGTATTTCCATTAACTCAGTATGTATGTCAAAGAGATAGTTCAGGTAATGTTTGTGAAATTATTGTTCAAGAAAAAATGAGCGTAATGGCATTAGATAAAGATATTGCCGCACAAATAATGTCTGACCCTAATTACAAAAAAGATGAAGAAGTAGAATTATATACACACGTTTATAAATTACCAAATGATGAATTTTATGTTTGTCAAGAAGCTAATGGTATTAAGATACCATCTACTATTGGTAAATTTAAAAAAGATAGATTACCATATCAAGCTCTAAGAATGATTAGAGTTGACAATGAAGACTACGGAAGAGGCTACGTTGAAGAGTTCTTGGGAGACCTCAAGAGCTTGGAAGGATTATCACAATCACTTGTAGAATCTGCGGCGGCTTCTAGTAAAGTAGTATTTCTTGTAAGACCTAATGCAGTAACAAGAAAAAAAGATTTATCATTAAGTAGAAATGGTGACATTATAACTGGTACAGCAGAAGATGTGTCTGTACTACAATCACAAAAACAATTTGACTTACAAGTTGTTGAAAGAATGATAGCAAAATTAGAAGAAAGATTATCATTTGCTTTCTTATTACACACAGCTATACAAAGACAAGCTGAAAGAGTTACAGCACAAGAAATTAGATATATGGCAGAACAATTAGAAACTGCTATGGGTGGTGTATATTCTTTATTATCACAAGAGTTCCAACTTCCATTAGTTGCAATACTTATGAAAAGAATGGAATCAGCAAATGAAATACCAACTTTACCAAAAGGTTCAGTAAATCCTACTATTATTACAGGTATTGAAGCTCTAGGTAGAGGTAACGATTTACAAAAATTAAGAGAATTTGTAGCTGAGATAGGTAACTTAGCTCAAATAAATCCTGCGGTTGTTCAATCATTAAACCCTGATGATTTAATAAAACGTATTGCTACTGGTTTAGGTATTGATACAGATGGATTAATTAAATCACAAGAACAATTAGCACAGGAAGCGGCGGCTCAAGAAGAGCAAATGCAAAACGAGCAAATGATGAATATGGCTGAGAAAGCTGTAGCACCAGTTGCAAACAATTTATCTAAACAACAATAATTAAGGAAACAAAATGGTAGACTCAGTAGAAATAAAAACAGAAGAAACTACTAGCGAAAAGCCAGTAGAGGAGAAACAGTCCACACAAAGTGTTCAAGGATTACCAGAAAAATTTAAGTCAGTAGAAGATTTGGCTAAAAGTTATTCTGAGCTTGAAAAGAAACTTGGTGAACAAACTCCTAAAGAAGAAACAGTTGACCCAGTAAGTGCTACAAAATTAAAAGAAGAAGCTCCTAAACAAGAAAATAGTTTAGAGATAGCTGAAGATGCTGTAGAAAATGCAGGATTAAATTTTGATACATTAGCACAAGAATATGCTGAAAAAGGTCAATTAGGTGATGAATCATATAAAGCACTAGAACAGTCAGGTATTCCAAAAGCATACGTTGACCAATTTATTGCAGGACAAAAAGCTATAGGTGAACAACAAACTACTAATGTAAAAACTATGGTAGGTGGTGAAGAAGCATATAATGAAATGGCATCATGGGCATCTAAAAATATGTCTGAAGGTGAAAAAAAAGCATATAATGCGGCAGTAAACAGTGCAGATATGGACACAGTAAAATTAGCAGTAGATGGTTTACGAGCTAAATATCAAGCGGCTAATGGTACTGAACCAAGTTTGATGCAAGGTAAAGCTACACCAGTTGCAGAGCAAGGTTTTGAATCTTGGGCTGAAGTAACTGCGGCAATGGCTGACCCTCGTTATTCAAAAGACCCTGCTTATCAAGAAGCAGTAAAACAAAAATTAGCTAACTCAGAGTTATAATATGTATTGGCTAATAGCTTTACAAAAGCAATACGAAGCAGACATAGCAGAACACACAGCAGTGTTAAAAACATTTGTTAATAATTCTGTAGGTGTGGCTGACCATGATAAGTTTATGTCTATACTAAAAGATAGAGTAGATAAACTAAGTCATGCAAAAGACAGTTTAAAAACTGTAAAAGATATTATGGAAAAAAAAGTACCCATAGTAGAAGAAAATAAATGTAAATGTAAAAAGGAGAAATAATATGCCTAGTCATTACGGTAAATCAAAAATGAAAAGTAAAAGTAAAGGGTTAAAAGGTGGACAAAAAAGACTACCTATGGCTCTTAAAAAGAAAATAATGAATAGTAAAAGGAAGAAATAATCATGGCAAAAAGAGGATTATACGCTAACATACATGCTAAAAGAAAAAGAATCAAAGCAGGTAGTGGTGAAAAGATGAGAAAAGTAGGAGCTAAAGGTGCACCTACTGCCGCTAATTTTAGAAGAGCGGCTAAGACACGTAAGAAAAGGTAGTCATGGTTGCGAAGAAATATCAAAATCCTAGCGGCGGTTTAAATGAAGCAGGACGAAAATATTATAATTCGCAAGGCATGAACCTAAAAAGACCTCAACCAGAAGGCGGTTCAAGAAAGAAATCTTTTTGTGCTCGTATGCGTGGTATGAGAAAAAGACAAAAGGCTAGTAACAATACTGGAAAAGATAGATTGTCATTAGCATTAAAAAAATGGAAATGTTAATATAGTTGTGCAACCTACTTAGGTGGCAACTGCCAACACAATTTAGCCAAATAACTTGACCTACTGCGGTAGACAATCTTGACTAAATAACTGAATTGAAGAGGCTTTTATAAATAAACGTCATAATATAAAGGAGAAACACTATGGCAAATGCAGTACCTGCAAAAATCGGTAATGTAAACAGTGGTTCTACTAGAGATGATGCTCTGTTTCTAAAAGTATTCGCAGGTGAAGTTATTACTTCATTTGAGAGAGCTTCAAAAACAGAAGGTGCAGATATGGTTCGTTCTATATCTTCAGGCAAGTCAGCAACCTTCCCAGTAATGGGCAGAATTGCGGCTGAATATCACTCAGTAGGAAACGAGATTAACGGTTCAGCAGTAAATCACAACGAAAAGGTTATTACAATTAATGACCTTTTAATCTCATCAGTATTCTTATCAAATATTGAAGAGGCAAAAAACCATTGGGACGTAAGAAGTGCGTACTCACAAGAGCTAGGAAGAGCATTAGCTTTTGTTAAAGATAAACATATCTTACAAACTATTGGTCAGGCATCATTAGTAACTACACCTAACGTAACTGGTGGAGATACTACAAGTAACATAACTAACACAGGCATTGCTTCTGCAACAGATGCAACTGC